GTTTACCAATAAATATGGAGTTATTCAAAGAACTAACATATCATACTGGTGACTCTTGGATGCCAAGAAATTATGATATACAGTATGCTTTGTGGTCGTATGGTAATATATCTAAAAAAGATGTTACAATCAATGAACAAAAAGCAATATTTGGATGGGATTGTATGCATGAAAGATATGTTCCAAATCAAATACATGTAACTGAAGCACTAAAATACATGCATGATGAACTAGGTATGATAGATGCAGATAAATTAGAACTTGAAGAAGGTACACTTCATTACAAGATTAATTTACCTCTGATGAATAGATACTATGAGTTTTTGTACAGCGTGTTATCAGCAGTTGACTTTATGCTTGAAGAAGATAAATGCTTATCAAGAACATATGGTCATAGTGTTGCAATAAAGCGTGTCATAACTTACATAGAAGATGGCATGCCTACACTTGGTAAAACTGATATTGAAAGATTGGAAGAACAACTTCAAGAAAAGTTAGTAAATCCTTTACAAACAATAGAAGTAAATCCTAATGCAGACTTACCATTTGGATCAGTTGAAGTAACAGCTGACCCAGATGCTGAAGATTTGTATGAAATGGATTATCCAGAAACAGAAACTGCACACTTAAGTGTAGAAGAGATACAAAGAAGAATCGATA